CTGCGAATATACCCGCAAAGTATTCGCCAGAAAGAACCTATCATGAATATTTTTTAATTAATCGATTGATTTTTTCTTTTATCTGCTTATTAAATTCTTTTGTATAGTTGGTTTCAAAGGACTTAGAAAGGATTGTTCCTATTGGAAGTATGCGGCGGTACTGTGGCTGTCTAACAAAATAGAAAGCGGTGGTGAAACCTCTAGGTAAGTTGCTTGTAACAGGTCTACCAATGCCGCCGGGATTTCCTTTAGGTCTACTGCCTACTCTTCCTTGAATACCAAGCTTGCCGTTAGCCATACCAATGTAGAAGTCTGACTTACTTTTCTTTAACTGGGAACGTCTAGCACCTGAAACATTAGCGTTAAAGCCTGCTGTATTGAATGCCTTAACTCTGCTTAAGACTTGTGTGTATTTGCCAGCGGGTAAGTTGCCATACTTATTTAGTTTGAATCCATCTATTACCGTATCTTGTGCTTCTACTGGGATTATGTACTGTCTTAGTCTTAGCTCTGATCTTTTCTGAGGACGGCCACCACCTTTGATTAGTGGCTGTAGATAATTACCGGGTTGGCCTCTTGTACCACCGGGGCCATCTTTAGGGCCAGCACCCTTTAAGAACATTGTCACAGAGAGGTTATTAGTGCTTATCTTTTTAGGTACGACGGCAGCGGCGTTAGCAGTTCGGGGAATAGGGTTCTTTAATTTCTTTTTAAGTTGTGCTGATAATGCTTTCGTTGCCTTCTGTGAGCCTTCAGTCATTGCGGCTTGAATCATGAAGGGTAAGCCTTTAGCAATAGCAGGGGGCCAGTTAGAAGCCTTAGTAAATTCTTCCTTTAGCTGTATAGATACTTGCATATGTCTATCTTAAGTAAGGGTTAGGTGAGCGTTTGTAATGCATATACCAAGTTGATTCAGAGGTTAGTAAGTTTGAATCTATGCGTGTATCTTCTTGTAAATGCTGGCGTAATATCTCAATTCCGATTTGTTGTTCTGGACTATCTCGGTAGCTAACCCAAATCCTTTTCCATTCTTCCGGGCTAAAATATTTATCCATTGTCTTACTGTCTTGTAATAGCAAGTCTAGCAATTATGCCTTATAAGCTTTTAAAAATTATATTTCTAGCGTTCGATAGTCTTTTTTTGCGGCTTGCTTTATAGACATTTTGCAACGGTCAAGATCATATTTTAAAGGCTTTCTATGAGGGCCAGCATAAAACCAATCTCTATCGAGGCGTAAGATTTCGTCTTTCCGATAACGCTGCAAAGTTCTTTCACTAACACATAATTCTTCCGCTGCTTTTTTCTGCGTTACGTGCATTTGCTTAATATAAGTGTCTAGACATTAATGGACATAGCAAGACAAGTCAATACGCATACGTAGAATTATTATTTATTCATGTCATCAAAGGCTTGCTCCATATTACGTGAAGCAAAACGGGCATAGCTGCTTAGATGGGTATCTATTACGTGGCCCATTCCATCAGCTATTACTTTTGCAACGCCCCCTCTAGCGTGACCCTCTGCGCTGAAACGGTGTCTAAAACTATACGGGGTTAATACCTGATGCTCCTTTTGTGCTTCTTCTTTAATTGCGTTCCAAGTAGCTCGGCGGTTTAAATATGTTTTTACAGCGTGGGAGGCTTTACCCTCTTTTCCTAAAGATGGGAGATTTTCGCCTGCATGTAAACGATCTAATAAATTCCACTCAATAGGGCCATCAACGTCATAAACAAGTAATGGATATAACCGGCGTGGTTCTGTCTTTTGCCCCTTTGAGCCGCCCTTTGATTTTCTATACATACTCCACAATTCGCGGCCTTTATTGCGGGTAATTAAATAGCGTAAATCTTCCGGCCTTAATCCATAAACCGCTAATAATTGAATTGCAAATTTCCAACGTTCATGTACTGGGCCTTTTGGCAGGGATTCAATTAAACGCAAAATCTGAGAATCAGTTAACGGATAACCAACGCGCTTTTCAGTTGTAACGGTTTCAGGCTCAGATGATGGCAGCCAGCAATGTGGGTAATTTTTACGCCAAACAGCAAATTTCAAAAGGCCGTTTAGGGACTGACTCATTATTTGTCTTTGCCTTGTTCCTTTATCCCAATTCTTTAAACAAAGATCAGAAAGATCAGGGCCGTTCGTTGGTGCGTTTCTGCTATTAAGTGCTTTTAGTGCATAGGTGAATACTGGAACATATTTTTTCTTCCAAGTTTCTTCTTTTACTCTTGTTCCCTTGTGTTCCCGATAATCGTTAATTAGATCTTGCCAATTGTATTGATGGGTCAATTTTGGTGCTTTGCCCTTAGCAATTTTCACGGCCTCTTTAAATGATTCGCCCTTTTCTACAAGAATAAAAATATTTTTAATACGTGCTAAAGCCTCGTCAGAATATTTCTCATCCCACTTAAAACCAATAGCTTTTTTTTGCTTTAACGATCTAATACTTAACGCAATTGTTCCACGGTCTTCCCTGACTGTCCAACCTTTACAAATTCTTGAAACTGACTTTGCAAGGGATGTTTCCCAGTCTGAAACCTGATTTGTCCTCTTTCCCATATTTCGCACATATTTCGCACATATCATACTAGACACGTCTGGACATTGCCAGACAGATCAAGACATAACAACAGTATCGGCCTATAAAGTTAGTCAGTCATTAGAGGGGTACGGTGCTTTGGGAGCACTAGGTCGCAGGTTCGAATCCTGTCGCCCCGATTAGTTAGGACAAGGGATCTCAGGGGACGGGTGAAAGAGCTAAAAACTACTTTCGCACATAATTCGCACATCTGGCCGCCGAAACCCCTGTTAAAACGGTAATTGATTAGTCTGTGGAACTTTTGGCGATGATTGCCAATTAACTTCTTTTGGCTTTGGTGGTAGTGAGTATTCTTGAACGTTTACTTCTATCGATGCCCCTGCGTCGCCGTTCTGTTTCATAAATGTATTTATATTTCCGGCCCCTGCGATTGTGACTTGATCACCTTTCTTTAAATAAGCCATCGCCGGATTTCCTTTATTACCCCAGATGGAACAATCAAGGGCGGTAACGATTTCCTCTTGACCTTTTTTCTTGTTAACCAAAAGGCGCATTTTTGTAACTTCTAAATTTCCTTGTGATGTTTGAATCGTGTTTTGTTCAGGGTCAGCGACTAAATTTCCTGTTGCAGTGATGTTAAGCATTGTCTTGTAGCTCCTTTTGGATTTGTTGAATTTCTGGGTGGTTAGCAATCAAGTGATTTACACCTGACGACCAAGACCAACCCATGCGCGTAAAAAAGATAAAAGCACTTGTGTAATTAATAGGGGCTAGCTTTGCTGAAATCCTGCCTCTATTTTTCCAATCTTCTGTATCGACATCTGCGGGCCGTTTCTCTAGGGAAACTAATGGGTTCGCTTTTATTTCTTGACGTTCTTGTTCTGTCATTTTCTATAAGGCCTCAAATAGTCGTCAATGATGACCTTGTGCTTTTTCTCTTGGATATATTCACTAAAACGCCCATCATCAGGAATCGGGAAAGTCATTCGGCAATAGTTTTCTAAATTATTAAAAGTGTTTTGATCTTTTTCGTTTTTTGATTCAGATAATTTTGTTAACTCCATAAGTATCATTTGCTTTTCTTGCTTCGATAGTGCATCAGGTATTTCATCAGAGTTTAACGGCTGTTCCTTTGTCTGCTTAGGCGCAATAAGTGTAGTTACAGAATTTGTATCATCGGCATGATCTCCATCATCTTCCTCTATGCCTGCCTGTAATCCAAGAATTGCTAACAAAGAATATCTACGGCAATACGAAACCGCTCCGCCCCAGTCATGAAGAGGATTACGCCCTTGATTAATAGGCATCAAGATTTCAGAGTTAATAGATTCGCCGCTTATATGATTTAAATGAGTAATTAAAACGTGTTGATTTGAATCAGTAAACCTAAAAGTCTGATGCACTGATAACCCATTTTTAACAAGCTTTGGGTTAACAACGCTAAGTATTCCAGCTAGATCAGCAAATTGCCCATATTGAGCCTTTGCCTCTTTATGTATCGTGCCCACATCTTTTAAGAACTGCCCGTGAGCTTTTGTTAATTCGCCTGACATTTAATTAGCTTGCCTGATTGTTTTTGCTGATCTTTGTGCGCCTTCATGCCATCCTTGTAGGGCAACACGATCATCACCCGAAAGTTTATTGACATCAATAGCAGAGACTAACAGGTCGATCTTTTCAACCCCATCCTCTGCCTGTTGAGCTAAACATTCGTATAACGTCTTGATTTTCTCAAGCATTATTTTGTCCCCTGAAGCCATTGAAGTCGAAATAGAAAATATAGATAAACCATTTATACCTATCAACGCGTATAGGGTCAACCCTTGGTGTTAGTTAGTAGGTATCAACAAATACATACGCAAGCATATTAGGCCGCAAGTTGGGGCCATTTCATTTTTGAACCTTTTGTCCAGATGTCCACAACAGGGGGCATTTTCTTTCCAGTCCAATCAGTAAAGGCATCGCAAATAATGCAATTTTTATTTCTTCCTTTATTAGTAAAATAATTAACCTCATCAACAGACCAATCAGTTTGACCAGCTACTACGCCCTGCATACGTCGTTGAACTTTCTTATTTAAAACCTTTTCAAGATGAGGTGTTAATGATTCCCACGCTTCTTTTTTAGAAAGCATTTCGTCAGTGGCATAACCCGAAAAGACGATGCGATCAAAATCAGAAATATTAACGCAGGTTTCTTCAGTTATTTTTACACCTGAAATTTTATATTTTGGGTTTATATCGGCTTCGCCTGTAAATATTGCGAAAAAGGCATATCCATCAACAATAGGCTCGTCATCAATATCTAAATATGGTTCGGCTTGTTTGAATTTCTCTTTGACTTCTTGTGTGAATTTTCCAACTTGAGAAACGGTCGGGGGGAATTTTTTAGATGCAATAATTTTATTTAGATCACGTAAGGCAAGAAACCCAGATGATTTAAGTTCTAACTTGCCTTGCTCTAAATGACTGAATTGTGAATTATATAATTTGATATTTGCCGCCTCACATAAGGCATGCAATTGTTGCTGGGAAATTCCGTTTTGTTCTCTACAACGTCTGTAAGATTCACCAAAGTCTGTTCTGTACTGATCCGGCTTAGAGGTAGGCACGGGTTCTATGTTTAAGTATCATTAGCAATATAACCAGGGTTGACCCCTGTGCAAAGATCTTAACAGTGCGGTTAATACTGTGACATATGTTACATGAGCTTTTGTTATTAGATACCCTTTAGTTTTTTATTTTCCCTACGTAGTCTTTCGTTTTCATATTGTAACTCTGCCGCAATTCTGAAGATGTCAGATTGACAAGGGGTTAAAGATTCCTTGATTTGTTGAATGCTTTTGTTTCTGGCCTCAGTGGAATAGGTCATAGCGGCCTACTGCTTTGGGTCTTAAGCGCATCATAGCATAACGTAACGTATTGTTTCAATGCTTGCTAACGAAGCGTATTGACAACCATGTAAAAGCACCGCATCATTCATGTGTCCTACATGTTATTACCTATTGGAAACCAAACGAAAAACATGGGAATTACACCCCTCAGTCGTTGATTCAATGATGGCAATCAAGCCAGAACGCAAGTCACAGAAAGACTTTTTAGAGGATTTAGTTGTCATTGGAATAAACAACTGGGTTGATAATTTGACTCTTCCCCCCTTACAATCCCCCCATCACCACCCAACACTTAGGGAAGAAAGGATTGAGAGAGAAAAAGAGGGGTTGAACGGGAGCGAAGCGAACGTTCATAAGGGGAGAAAAGGAGAGAGAAAGGAAAACAAGACTAAGCGTTATCAATACGTTGTTCCTGATGCTCTTGATTGGTGTAAAGGTGATTTGACGACGTATTGGAAAGAAGCAAAAACAGGTAAGAAAACTGAACACGCTGCAAAACTTCTATTCTCTGAAGTTGAAAAAATTGCTTCTAATTATTCTCAGTCAATCGCGTTAGAACAAATTGCTCTAGCAACTGCTAATAGTTGGGAATCTATAACGCTTAAGAATTACGAACGTTTTGGGCTTGCTCCTAATGTGTCTAAGCAGAATAAGGAACCAGAAACGCAACATCCCGCGTACAAAGTTTTTAAAGCACCTGAACAAAGACAAGCACCAACAACTAACCCCGTTATGCAATCGCTTTTAAATGGAACAAGCCTTTGATATTTCATCAACCATCAAGACGCTACGTGATGGCATAGCTAAGGGTTATTGGACTCTTGAAGATTTAGACACCGAGTCAACCGATTCAAGGTATTGGAGAAAACAAGCATTAAGGAATGTTCCTGTTAGTGATCACGGAACCGCTTGCTTTATGAAACCTCACAGAAATTTATTAAGAGAACATCCTGATGAACCTATTCACGAAATCAAAGTTACAGAAGAAAGAGACTTTCCGACTTCCCCCAGATCGACATCTAAAGATGAGGGAATCAGACCACAGGTATTACTGCCTGAAGAACAGGCGGATAGTTCCTTGGTCAGTGTCGACAATTTGCCGTGGTGAATCAACATGGGAAGGCAAGACCGCAGCGATGGCACGTGGGGATCAAATACATTTAAATTGGAACAGATTCCTAGAAACAGGACATCCGGGCAACGCTGGTGAATGGGGTGAATGGGTCGGGATTTTATGCGAAGACCCCCTATGGAAACAGCTAACCCCAATTGCTTTAGAGCATGAATTGGTAGATCGTAAGTTTTGGATAGCAGGAAAATTGGACGGCCTTTTCTATAACAACGAAACAGAAGAAGTTATTCTCATTGATTTAAAAACATTTGAAGAAAAGTTTGATGAGAAAAAACAAAAATGGTCTAAGCCTTCAGGGTCACATTCAAAACAGTTAGGCGGCTATATCGACCTTTTGTATATCAATTACAGCGACTTGATTATTGATAAGGCAATGATCATATATTCAACTCAAAGGCAAGTGATTTATAAAACCTACCCAGATGTTGAACGTTGCCGAGGTGATTACCAGTTAGCACGTCAAGTCTTTATTGAAAACCAAAGAAAATTACACGCTTTTTAAAATGGCTTTTTATCAAACAATCGATCAAGTAGGTTCCGCTTTAAAGGAATCAAACAAGAAAGTAAAAAGGCAAGAGGATTTAATTTATTCTCTATTTGTTAAATGCAATCATCCTTTAAGTCCATCAATGGTACTCAGTCAATCGGGTATGAATTGCCCTATTACATCGATTAGAAGAGCAATAACTGACCTAACAAATTCAGGCCGTATTGTAAAAACTGATCGTCAGGTACGGGGCATGTATAACAAGCCTGAACATTTATGGGAGCTGCCAGACTTAACAGAACCAAAACAAGTGTCTTTATTTGATTAGCTTTCCTTCGTCTACGTATGCTTGACAGAGGGTCAACCCTAATACACAATCCAATTAATGAAACAAACTAAATGTTCGAGTTTAAAAAAGCGTTATGGATGGTTTTACTATCTACGCCTGTTCTTCTTGGTATCAACGATTTGGCCGATAGCGTTAATGTTCACAATGATAAAGCGACTCTTTATTTATCTGAAAAACCTATTTCTACGCAGGCCTATGATACGGGAACCGATCCATTTTATTAGATCTGAATCTGTGGAGCAAATCGATGAATGGAACAATTACGACGAGGAAAAAAAAACGCAAGAATTAATTAATTTTGATAGTCCAGAAATTTTAGAAAATGCAAGATTTGAGCTTGAAATTCTTTACCACGTTCTAAACGAACAAAACAACGAACAAAACAACCTAACTAAATTTCCTGAAGTTGATTATGATGATTCAATTCACTAGCGAAATACTAAACAGCCCTGATCTTCTCCTAGCTGAATTAGTAAAGATTAAACAAGAGATTAGAACATTAACTATTGCCGAATCTGTTCTTAAAGATGAACTAGAGGAACATAGAAAAGACGGACGCATTAAAGGGATTTTCAAATCTCATGGAGTTACAGCTAATAGGCTTCAAACTACGCAAAAATATCAATTCTCAGAGGAATTAACGAAACAAGAGGAAGCGTTTAAAACAGAAATTGATCAGAGGAAAGAACTAGAAATTTTAGATAACAAGGCGGTGAAACTAGCGACTAAGAGTTATTGGAGGATCACCGTTGACAAATAAAGAAAAGATAGAAGCCGCCGAGCGCAGGATTTCCGAGCTTCAAAAGTTAATTAAAGAATGGAGGAAGAATGAAAATATCAATTGATGTAATTGGTTTACCTGTAGCTCAGGGATCTTTAACAAGGGCAAAGTTTGGTCTACGTTACTCAAACGCAAAAGTCCTCTCCGTATGGCGTGAAAGCGTAGTTAATGCTTTATTAGCTGCACGTACTGAAGAATGGCAAAACGATGGGGCGTTTAGTGTAACGGCAATTTTTAGATTCCAACGACCTTTAGGACATACAGGAAAGAAAGGCCTTAAAAAATCTGCCCCCTTACATAAATCAACTAAGCCAGATTGTGACAAGCTGCAAAGGGCCGTAGGAGATTCTTTGGAAATGGCAGCGATCATAAAAAATGATTCTCAAATCTGCGAATGGTTGGCGAAGAAATGTTATTGCATAGGACAGGAGCCGCCGGGGGTTCGCATGACTATTACTAATTTAAATATCGAATAGATACGCTTGCGTAGAGGGTCTACCCCTGATATATTCATTTCAGCCTTAAGTCACATATCGGGCGTGACTTCTCCGCGCTGGACACGGTAAGCGTCAGTCTGTCACCTGGAACTGCGAAACATGGTGAGCGCAGCCTTTACGGTCTGATCTGCGGCTAGTCAACTCAGCGGCCTTACCTCCTCAGTGAACCGACATACTCACAGAGGTCTTTTTTATGCGTACTTTTTAAAAATATTACTAATTACTAACGATACGTAGCAAAGGGTCAACCCCTGTGTATAATTGAAAGGTAACGGGCGGAACCGGGGGAGACATCCTCGGAAAGCTCCCGAACCTTCCCCCCACTACCGGGGGCGGCACTAAGACCCTGAGTCCTCCATCGAGAGATTTAAGGCAGTAAGACCGGACGAGGTTGGCAACTGGTCGTGAAGCCCGACCCGTGAACGGTAGCTCCGGCACGAAACAAAAACAGGATCGCAACCTGCGCCGAGAGGCTCCAATTACAAAAGTTTTAAATGACTTCTTCTTCTCTTTCTCAATTGCCATATCATCCTCTACTTAAAGAGGCTCAGCAAATGAGAGAAAGCCTAAACGATACAAAAGGATTACAGGCCAAGTTAAACCGCCAAGAAAAAGCAACTTCATTTTTGTTTTACGCTTTTGCGATTTCTCTATCAACAGCCTTTATTTTTTAATAACCGCGCCCCGCAAGGGGCATTTCTTTTAAATTCTCATGACAACAACAGAAACCAAAACTGAAACTTATTCCTTAATGGAAGACATCATTGATGAAGTGCTAGGAACTTACAAAAGCGTTAATGATGCTAATGAAACTGTAATTAAAGAAGGTTTTCAAAAAGCATTAGACGAACTTCACAAAATCAGTTTTTAACCACCGCGCCCCCTTCATGGGGGTTTTTATTATGAATTTTCCATCTACTCAAAACCCAGAAGAAGCGTTAACACTTGCTCTTACTCTTTCTCTTACTGCTTCTGATGATGTGAAGGCTAAAGAATGTGCAGATATGGCTGACTCTATCGCTGCAACTCTTGACGCTGAAACAATCGAAAGATGTAAACAAAGAGCATTAACCATTTCACAAGAGGCTCAGTAATGAAAATTTCTTCTAATAATTCTTTCGACATTAATGTTTTAAAAGGTGCTTTATTAACCAACCCCAACGGCGCACAGTTTTACATCAAGGGCGTTTCTGTTGATGTTGTTAATCATTCAATTTCTATAGATCTTGAGGGCGGTCAATCGCTTGAATGGTCAACGCTTAAAGATTGGTCTATCCAATTCCAAGGATCTAATTAACCCTTAGCTTTCATACCAGTGACACTCAGAACAACACACGGTAAATTTAAATTCATTTGCAATGCTTGTCATAAGCATATTAAAGATGGTGATGGCGTTGTTGATTTTCCTATACCTGGCCTAAGTAAAAACAAAGACTATCCACATAGGCATTACCATCGCGGCGATTGTGCCGCAGTAGGAGAGAGTCAAATGCTAGACGATGGTTGGTATAGCCAAAATTTAAGTGCTTATATTATTGAATTAATTAGAAATCATACAGTTAGAGAGTCAGGCAGTGGTAAGCCTTGCAACTTCTATAATTCTATTATTTCCGAACTTTCAAAAGACTATAGATCCCCACTGAAACAATAACCAACGTCGGGGAGCCTGAAATCGGTACGTCTTAGGACGGCACGTCATAAATCAAGTTCTAGACCCCTTGGTGAAAACAGGGCACGTGATTGGCGTGATCCATCCCCCGACATTTAATTGTTACCTTTCTATTTCTAAAACTATGGGAGCAACTTCGCGCTATAAAATCAACGATCAGGTGAACAAGAAAAGAAATACCGGGGTCTTTTTAACCATTGGGGGATCTATTGGAACCGTTGTTTCTCTCAAGGTAAAGACTAATAAAAAAGGAACCCCCGGTTATTACTGCACAGTAAAATGGCCCGACGGTAGAACTTCAGAACACGCTCAACATATGCTTGTACCTGCGCCGTAATATTGTGGGCCAGCTCAACCGCTCACTGGTGATGGGGATGAACACTCCAAACGCTGACCCAATCCAAACTAACCCGCTAGGCTTAATGTGCAAGCGTAGTGAGTGTTATGCGGCGTTTCCTTGATTGGTTAGGTTCAGGCTTTGTTTATAGATCCCCGACGAATAAAATTGAAGCTTGGAGAAAGAACGCCATGTACATGACAAGTAGACAGTTAAGGGTATTAGCAGGGACAACTAGCCATGTATCAAAAGCAGTGTTAATCAGTCGTTATATCAACGAACACATGTCAAAAAATGAGTATGATTAAAAGGTAGTTTACTAATGCAATTTATTTACTAAACATCAAACATTAGATAGCTATTAAGCCCTTGATTCTTAGAGGACATCAGGGGTTTTTTAGTGTCTAGTTATTGCGCCAGTTACGATTAGGCTTTAACTCAAGTCTCGCAATGTCCTTCTCTACTGCATTTAATCGATGATAGATTTCGCGAAAATTACCCATAGTCCTATTAGAACGATTTGATAAAACCATCAATAGAGCTGAGATAGAAGCACCAATTAAGGCAGCGTAGATTTCATTCATTTGTTAAACCTCTTATCCCACTTTTCATAGATTGCTTTTTCTTTTTTAAACCTTTCGTAGGTTTCTACTTCTTGATTAAGACCTGTGAACGTATTGGCGTGAGGGTGTAAAGGATCTGAGCGATTATCTAAATCATATAAAAAATTCATCCTCTCATTTCTTGCGGCGTTCTCTGCCACGGTTAAGTCATGCCACATGCTAAGCCTAGACAATAATCTATAGTTTATTACGATAGAACAGTAAAGCAAAAGCCTATGACTGAACAAGTATTAAAAAAACCAGAGGACAAGAAAGAAGAAAAGAAAAATTTAATTCAAAAGATTCAAGATAAAATACCTGATCGCGACGAACAGTTTGAATATGTCAGTATTGCCGTGAGGCTTTTAGTAGTTTTTTGGTCGGGCGCGCTCGTAACTTTAAATTATTTGCCAAAGATCCCAGGTCTTACAAGTGGAGAAAAGCAGGATATAACTTTTCCTGCGAGTTTGCTGGCGAGTTCGCTCGCAAGTTTTGGACTTGAGAAGAGTGCAAAGAAAAAAGGCGATGGTACTTATTCCGTTAACTCAGAAGATAAGCCTATGAACAGAAAAGACATAGAAACATATCTAAAATCACAAGACCTAATTAGGGTTGATAATAGATTCACATTAGTTCCGCAAGGAACAGAAGTTAAACCAATAAAGATAGATCCTATTACTAACAAAGAAATTGGCCCTGACGGAAAGCTAAAACTATGAAACGACTACTAATCCCCTTTGCTTTCTTTCTTACTGCTAGTCCCTGTTATGCAAACTATAAGCACGAATTAAAAACAGTAGTTAGTGCTGATGTTGCTGGTAGCTATTCTCATGCAAAACGAATTGGCTCAACTTATTCTTTTAGCTCGGAGGGGGTAACAGCTTCAACAATTACTGGGTTAGTTGCACCTGCTGTAAGCAATGGAACTCCTACAGGAGTCAGTGCAACCCTAGGGACAAATTCGTTCTCACAAACGGCGGCAGGGGCTAGCACTTCTCTAACACAATCATTCCTGATGGGGGACACCGTTCCCACTCAAACTGGGGTTGCCTTAACTCATGGTGCGGCAACAACTCAATTAACTCTCGGAGATACTGTTTCCTATAGCGGAGGCAGTTCGAACGGAACAGCAGCAACTCTTAGCCAGGCAGGTGCTATCGGATTAACTCCAGGTGGCGCAGGGTCAACAGTTAGCGGAAGTATTTCAAGTACCATAGAAATCCATTAATATGTATGAAATATATTCTTTATTTTCTTCTTTTAAATGTAATCAATACAGCTAAAAGCCTAGCTGTGCCAGTTGTCCCAAATTTTGGATCTGGACAAAATACCAGTGTCACCGAGGTAAAAAGTCGCACCGTGGAACGGATAGAAAGTTTTCATTTTAATACGGGATATACGTTTAATCAGTCTGGCAGCAACATTAAAGTTATTGGTAGTACATTAACGCCCCAAACTGTTAATACTCAAACTCAAACAGTAAACGGAATATCTTCAACTTGGAAATCAATTGATCTAAATACTAAACCTCAGTATGAACAAGTTGTTGCTGGAGCTGGTACACAATACAACGAAAGCCTAATGGGGCCCGGACTTGCTGAGCACGTAATCATAGATCGTACTGTTGATACCGAAAGCATCACTAATTCGACAAGCATATTTACACAGTGAAAAGGATATTACCTGTTTTAATTATTAGCTTGTCTGGACAATTGCCAGCATTAAGCGAAGGCGTATCAATGCAAAATAATCCAATATCTAATTCCAGCGGCGGAGTTAACGTCACAGCAGTTCAGAACGTTCCAAGTAGGCAATTTACAAATGTTTATAGTTTACAACAACTGCAATGTCAGTCAGACACGTTTGTTATACAGCCTTTTATTACATCAAATATGAGTTTTCAAAGACCTCAGAGGGATGTGAGACTTGATCCAATATACGACGATAGAGATTTAACAGGTTTAATAACTACAGACGATAATGGTAATGATATAGATGGGCCTGACGGGTTGCCAGATAATCCGGGTAAAGTTGTTGGTTATAAATCAGTTCAATTAAATCCACAGGATTCGTTTGCAGTGTCGCCGGGAATAAGCCTGAGCTTCAATATAAATATGGATAGAAAGGCAGTTCGTAAGTGTAGACAAGGGGCAGCGAAAATTGTTGAATTATTAGATTTACAGGTGGCAGATAAGCGTTTGAGTCTGGAGGTCGGGAGGCTTAGTAAATGCGGGGAATTATTAACAAAGGGAATAAAATTTAAGGAATCAAGTTCATTCGCCAAATTATGTGACGATGTGGAAGTAGTTAAATTTATCCCTAAAAATACCCTCCCTGACCATCAACACTCTATTTCTTCAGAAGTGAACGCCAAAGAAGATTAACTCTATTCTTTTCTCTTTGTGCCCTTATTTTTTCTCCCCTTGAAAGTGGTTTATCTTTTTTACCTAATTTCTTTTTAACGAATTTAATAATTTTTTTCTGTAGAGGTTTAGTTCTTTTTTTTATTAGCTCAGTTAAAGGGGCAGCCATTAATGCGGATGTTGCGCCAAATAAAGCTGTAACCATTACCCCAGAAACTAAAGCAGGGGGCGGCGTGAAATGATCAACTGTTTCAATAATTTTTATGGGTTCATATACAGCAACACATTCGCCTGAAATAGCGTCGATCTTATAAGCCGTAATTCTACCTCGACCATATTTACCAATGCTATTAATGGGCGCGGCTCCATTCGGGGGACATTGTGGAGGGGGCGGGTTATAGCCTGTATAACTTGTTGTTTGTTTATTAGTCGTACTTTGTTGTTTGCTTTCTTCCGGCTCCCGTGGCGTTACTGATAAAGGTTTTGTTTTTACTACTTCTAATTTTTTGTAATAGTCCAGAGGGTAGAAAACAGGTTGCGAATAATCGCACAAAATCATTACGCCGTCGGGGTCATTATCAAAGTGTCCTGAACCTCCTGTTTCGTCGTCTCTTGTCTCAACACACCCCGGCATATCTATAACAAGGGGATCTAAAACAAAAGGTAATTGAGTACTAACTGACGGGGGTAAGACTAACGGCGGCTCTAAAACTATTGGATCAGCAATTCTAGGCTCGGCAATTCTAGGCTCAACAATACGCGGCTCTTTAATATCCACTAATTAACAGTCAGATAAATCTACCCCTAAGCTAGAACCCACGTTTTCCCCTAGTCGTTGAGCGCGGTTCCTTATAAATGGCTCAAGTAAAAAACCAATAATCGGTATATTAGAAAGCCTTGAAGCTCCCGCCGCACCTGCTACCCCAGACGCAACAAGGCCGCCATTATTACGACCTATAATTTCAGCTTCTAAGCACTTCATATCAATCTCTTGTCTTTTTTCTGTTGGGATATGTGGGATATATTCTTTATGGATATATGAGGTGTCTTGCTTCCCGTTCCATTTGCTTTTAGTTTGATCGCTAGAGAACATGACAGTCTTAGGTGAGTTCATATTTAAAGTCATCATCACGTCTAATTTCTCGCCGTCCTTTGTATATCTCAATTGGCTTGCACTATCTCTAGATGTGGCTAGGCGGCTCAAATCGGGTATTCCATTATTAGCTTTTGATAGAAACGACATTGAGAGGAACGATTGACCTATCAAGCCAAGGCCAAGCAAACCGGGTAAGAAGTTCTCTTTCATTACTTAAAAGGCAATGCTCTACCCGTTGCACTTGGCAGTTTCACCTGTTGTTTAATTTGATATTGGATAATATCTACCATTTGATCTTGAATCGTTAGCATCATCCCGTTTACAAAATCCGCCCGTCGCATATATACATATCCACCACCTAACAAAATGGTTGAGCTAATCAAAAAAGAAGCTACAGAAATACCATCTAAAATTTTCCTTACCATTAAAAAGCAAGCCTTGCAGTTATACCTTAATAGTGCTACTTAGTATTAGCAAGCCTAAGACGGTTTTGTAGGCCAAGTAATATCACCACTAGGAAAATTAGAATCGCTTGTTATATCTCTCAAGGCTTGTCTATATGTTGCCCATTCTGCAAGCTTGCTTGTTGATAACTTTGTATCTGAAGTATGTGTCCAATCACTCTCTAAAAGAAGCTTATCTCTATCTGATCTGACTGTCTTTGCGTTTTCTGTATCAACAGTTGATGTATCCCTTGTTGTTATTTTATATTTTTCAACCCATTTCCCTCCAGATTCTTCAACGCCGTCACGTTCAAATATCTGATAAGGAGGTGTAATCGTGGGAGGTGTTGTTGTTTGTACAATATCCCAACCTACAGAATCGCAGTTGTCTTCTGTTGGTATCGCAGGGAAAGAAGTGTTTTTATTGGCAGCTTTAAAAAGATCAGTTGAAGTGACAACCGTTCCGTCAGCTCTTTTTCTGTATTCAGTCATTAGCCTTTTTTATAAATTGTAGACGTTACCCAGGATAGGCAACATTTGTAGAAGGAAAGTTTCTTGTAGTTCCGTCTTTAGACCAAACAATACGAACCCATCCGTCGTATTGTGGAGTATGACCATTCATCATCGACCAGCCCTCAGAACCCCCGCCCCCACCTTCGCCTAAACCATCAGGGGGGTTAGTTGATGCTCCTGTTCCTGTTTGTGATCCGTCGTGACCATCACTATCTGTATTGTCGCCAGTGTTGTAGTCACCTCTAGCACCAGAAGTACCACTACCCCACATAAATGTATTACCGCCTCTTGCTTGGTCTGCGTAGTTCCCAGTTTGTGTACCTGCGGCACCCCCACCAGCACCGCCGCCAGATCCAGCATTTCCATTACAAGTAGTACAGGCTCCACCATCTCCACCCCCACCTGTATATCCTGCTGCCCCACCTGAACCACGTGGTTTATTTAACCACCAGTTTTGTTCATTACTCATACCTCCACCATCACCACCAGCTTCATGCCTCCAGTCAGTACCCTCATTACTTAAAGTCGCATATTTATATGTTGCATCAGTAACCCAAGCTCCCGCATTATTGCCTCCTGTGTATTCTGTCCAATCACCTCCAGCCGCATAAGCTATCCACTTATGACCACTGACCCAAGCTCTAACATATGAGGCTCTTGAATAATCAGCTACTGCTGCATCTGTATAGGTTGTCTTAATTCCACTGGTGGTGTCACTGATATATTTAGCTACATCACCTGATGTTCCATCATAAGATAAAGTGGCCCCATTTCGACTGTATCCACAACCAGCATGGACATATAAGGTTTGACCTGGAGTAACACTTACATTATTTACCCACATCATTTCACCGCCTCCAACTGCAACTGGTTTAGCTGCTCCAGAACCATATTGCTGACCACCACCACCGCAGCCCATGACAGCAATAGAAACACTTGTCACTCCTGCGGGAACTTCCCAAGCCGTCTCAGTAGGTGAGCTGTTATACAGATCTAATGTACCTATACCTGCGGCTGTACTATTTGATTCAGCATTCATAAACCAACAAGCATCTGTAAAATCATCGCCGCTGGGCATCCAAAGTCTTTGAGTTATGGGATCAGTCATGATTAAGCGGTAAAGGCTTTGCTTGATATTGCTCTAAATTTTTCTCCACCGTCATCTGTAACAACATTTACTAAGATTGGTTTGCTTGCTTCTAATGTTGGTGCGGTTCCTGACCAATACCAATTTTTAGTTGCGCCTCCAACAGTAGGAGTCCAAGTCACAGTATGAGGTGTTGAGCTTGGTGTTAGTTCAATAGTGAATGTATAAGCTTTTCCACTTGCAGGCAGGTTAGTAAAAGTAAAACCCGTAATATTTCCAGTCATCGCACCTAAAGTAAAGTAATTACCTAAAGATGCGTCAACCGTTACGGCCCCTGTCGTTGCTAATCCTGTTGGGATTGTTTGGTTATATTGCCCATTAATATCAAATTCGCCTACTTGCGTAAATGCTCCTGTTTGATTAAGGGCTGCTGTACTTGTGATCGTACCCGAAAACGAAGGAGAGGCCTTTGTAGCGACATTATTTAAAGCGAGAGTTTGATCACCACTATCATCGTAGATAACAGAATCACATTTTACAGAACCATATGGAGACATAGTAAAAAAGAATTAGAAGACCAACCATGTTGCCCCAGAAGGGACAGTAATAATTACTCCTGAGTTTAGCGAAGGACTGAGAGACATTGCATTTTTATTCGCACTTATTGAATAGGAAGTTGTCAGAACTTTATCCATCTCAACAAAATGCTGATTAGATCCACCTCCTGTCGTGCCGCCTCCTGTACTTGTATTGGCTGCTATATACGCCTTAATAGATTGTTGCGAAGCTGGCTTAGTAGCCGAATCACTGGCGAAATCATCTTCATCTAATAAATCAACTTCAAAATCAATCGTTCCATCAGCGTCTTGATAAGTAACAGTAATTCCCGTTTCAGTATTACCCGTCAACATTCCACCAACAAAATCCTCAACCTGTTCTTGTGTTAGTTGCGGATCAGTATTCGTGAAAGTTATTTTGTCGCTTGATCTTGCAATAGATAAACCCGTCCCAGCTTCCAAAACAATGTCATCAGTACCCGAACCGCTATCAGTTAATCTAATTTTTTCCTCGTCTGTGTTATCACCGTCTACACAAGAAATTGAATAAGTTGTGTTTGCTGCGTTTGCGTCAACATAAGCTTTTATTGATTGTTGACTAGCTGCTTTTGTCGCGCTATCTGTTGCGAAATTATCCTCATCTAATAGATCAGAAGTAGTAAGAGCACTATTTAATTTCGTATGGTCAGCATCGGTGAAAGTATTTGAATCTGTCGCGGATTCCACGGCGGCGGCTATATGTGCATCTGTGACAACACCTGTATTACCTGCAACGCTGGTTACTGCATCTGTAGGCGTAGCAAGCAGGGTAAAATCTGCCATACTGCCAGCCGTCCCACTATTACGGACGTAAGATTTATTTTCATCTGACCTAACAACAACATCACCCTCTTGCGTTGTTAATGCTAAATGAGCCGTTTGGTTGGCAGCCGTGAAAACCTGAGTTAAAGCGATAGCTGACGCGCTTATTACATTTGACGCGCTAATTGCAACGCCTGTCCCTGCTGTATATCCTCCAGATCCGGGGGCATACGCCAGCGAAGCCCACGCCGTTGATCCATCCCCGATCTTATATTTTTTAGTATCACTCTCCCAACCTATTTCGCCATTCAATAATTTAGGATTTTGTGTTGTCCATGCCGAGGCAACATCAATTCGCTGCTGAATCTGGACTTTAACTGTTGTGCTCATAATCCCGCTGCGTTCCCACCTTTTAACGTATATTCTAGGTCAGAACTTGAATGTCCCGCCGCGTCCTTACAAAATAAATAAAAAGGAGATGTACCCGCAAATATTGCAAACCCGCTAGTAGTTGAGCTTGCAGCATCAGCACCCCCGCCGCTGCTTAAATTCGCTGTAAGGTCTACCCCTGTTAATACAATTACTTCAATGTCAATATCATGAAAAACACCCTTTTGGTTTTCATTTGGTGTTGAGGCGTATCTATAAAAAGAGTTAGAGGAAGTTATACCAGCGGCACCAAATACAGTCTGTGGGATCTTAAATTTTGAATGTGTACCTGCTGCGTCTAAATAGTGTTGTCTAAATTCTGATACCTCGGCTTGCGTTAAATCTAAGTATCTAAAAGTTATGGTATGAGACGTTAAAACATTTGATCGTTTAAACCTGATCGGGCCACTAGATAACGTGCTTGATTCACTTACATTTAAACGGCCTACGTCATAACTTATTGAGTTTGGATACCTTGAATCGGGGTAATCGTTCATTTTTAAATCGTATAAGGTGGCAGTAATTCAAGACTGACAGAGATATTAATTTGACTGTTTACTTCTTCAATCGTAGGGCTTTCTGAATATCTCCATTTATAACCAGTCGGGAAACTTAAATTCGTTGCAACTAATGTTTCCGTGGAAAGATCAAAAGGCTCGAAACTGCCGTGAAATGCGAAGTGGTTTACGAGGCTTTGTTGTTGAGCCCTTGTAACAGAGATAAAAGTCATTCGTAACCGATGTCCATAGCTAACTGATGAGTGCCTAACGGCGGTTTGTTCCCCAGATAAATGACCGAGATTACTAGAGGCGACAGAACCCGGTACGTAAACACGCGAGCTAGGAGAAAGTGAAGGGAAATCAGATGCCATGATTTTCTAATCCTCTTCTCCATGATGGAATCCGTCCTCGCCGCTTATTCTTCCGCCCCATGTTGCTTCTGCTGTTGTCCATGACTGATTAGTATTTGCAAATTCCCAATGACCCTCTATTGCCCAATAAGAACCAGTAGGAGCACAAGAGAAAGAAACCATAGGTTGATTCTGGTATGAGCAACCAAGCCCTACACCATCAATACCTAAACCACCCATTGAGACACTACCGCCCCCACACATCGAGTTCTGATAAGTCCTTACGTTAGCTCTCCATTTTTGAACCCCACTAGCAGGGAAACACCACGACGGAGTTAAGCCTAAATAACTTGTACACCCTCCAGCTTGCGGGGCAGGTTGACCACTCCAAGAGGCGCAACCATAACCGCCGCCGATCATTGCGTATTCATTGAAAGCCGTCCAATACGTAGATGTTTCTGTAACTGTTGGCCCTACTGCAGGCTGTGCTGGACTAGTCCCGCCCCAACCATCACCCATTTCTGGCCGATATGCCCTATAAACTGTGATTTTTCCAACCCATCTTACATAATTGTATGAAGTAACATCTGGTTCAATCGGGCCAACTTCTCCTATAGGTGTTGGTGTTCCATATCCATCATCTGAACCGGGATCAGGGCAAGACCCTTCAGCGATATACCAATGATCCATGTCGGCAGTTGTAAATTCCATCGTTCCGCGTCCTATATCTGTATCTTCACATTTAACTAACGTCTTCACTCCCCATGTAGGCGACGGTGTATGACTTCCTATTTTATTTCTACGATAGAAACACACCCGACCACCAACACAAGACGGCCCTTGCGCGGTTATTGTGTCACCAACTTTTAGGGGGTCAGAGGTTGTCCGATCATCAGTAATGCCAGTAACAAAATCAGCCTCCAAGGGATCTTCTATATTTTCTATTTCTTCCGTAAAGAAACCTTCTGTAAACCCGCTTAAAGTAAAACCAGTACCACCAAGAGAAGGCCACGTCACACCGTCGTCAATAATTACATTTGTTCCAGAATTTGTATGACAGGTCAAATCTGTTCTTGATGTTGGGATTACTGTTCCGACCGCTGTAGCTGCTACCACCGCCTGAGCTACAATACTTTTCTTGTTTTGATCAATCGGAAAATGAATTAAGTCAAGTTCAATAACTCCCGTTGTTGCTTTTTGTATGCGCTCTACTTCATATAAATAATCATGATGGTCAATTGTTCCCGCGTTGGTTTCTCTTCTTAATCTCACTCTGACAATATCGCCTAATGCAAGGGTGCTATTAAAAGTTGAGGGCCTAACAGAAATTCTGAGAGTATGGGTTATATATTTACGCTTCGCTATCATGAACGCCCCGAACTTCACAGCGTGGGATTCTGAACAGCACCACTGCGAAAGGTCATATTGAATAATGACAGGATCAGTAACACCCGTTTGTTGCACTTCCGATGTCCTAATAATTGGTAAGTCATTATCATTTTGTTGCTTCCACATCACTAAGGCTTTTGCATCTTGCCGTTCAGTGATCGGGATATATTCAATCTCGAAACTCCCGTCTAATATATGATCCTCTGTAAATCCAAAAGTCGGAACAATAGCATTAGTTGAATTAATACTATGATCAGTATTAACAGGAAGCCGAGGCTTAAAGCATTTTTTCCCATCTTTTTCAGATAAGCGAAGTAAAAACTGATTACCTGTTTGGGTTAAAAAATCTTCTAAGTTCTGAGACTTTGAGACAATACCATTACACAAAAACGAATTAGCCTCAAGGAAATTCGCAGCGGCAAGCATCGACGTATCATCGATCATGTCATCAGGAAGCCTTTTCGATTGTTTGATTAAATAAATAGCTAAATCAATAAAGTTATTACTTGACCCAAGAGTGCTATCTAATATTCTTGTGACCTTTAAACCATTTTCAACAAAAACGTAAATTTGACGGTCGTATGTGCGATCTCCATCGGCAAAAACGTTTGTATAGCTGAGGGCTGTTAAATCTGTGAATATCGCGTCAGTGCCGGGATACGATGGGATATTGTCCCACGTCGTTTTATTTGCAACGTTGGTGATTGTAGTTCCGGGTGTCCAATTAGAGGCCCTTTGGTTATAAGCTCTTTTCCATGTTCCAACCCTGCAAGCCCATTGATAAAGTTGGTTCTCTTTTATATCTCCTATCTCGCCTTGACTAAGAATTAATTGCAAATTAACGGTTAAAGCGTTTGTAGTTCCATCGTTCACGAACCGACCGCTAGTGCATCCCGGTGCAACAAATACCCCGCCAATGTCAGAAGAACCAACAGTTACCCGACGACAAAAAACAATAGGGACAGGTTCACCGATCTCAATAGCTCTTTGCCTTACATCTAATGATGTATTCCCCTTAGCTGCTTCTTCTTTTAATTCGTCACCTGTTAAGCCTGATTGGTAAGGCAACAATGAAAGAGGATCAGATACTTGTATGTTCATAATCAGAGTCTTATTGGGTTGCCTATTAAGTCAGTAGTGAATTTGCGAGGCGGAGATGATGCCCCCACAGGTGAAATACTCGAACCAATATTTACGTTTAACGTTTCAAAACTTCCCCCGATACTTGTTATCACTCCTAAGAAATTAACGATCAAAGATTGATTAGATTGGGGAGCAACATTGCTTAATCTTGAATCAAATTCGTACACTTTCAACTCTACTAAGTATTGATTATTTAAGGCTTCAGTTAATGACGCTATCGCTGTTGTAGTTGCTGGACAAGTTAAAGAAACTGTATTACCCCCACTCGCGCTAGATGAAAGCAAACCATCAGCAGTAAACGGAAAATAAGAGTAACTTTTAGAGCTAAGACTAATTGTTGAATTGACATAATAAGACTGCCAAAGTTGCTTGTCGGTTCCCCCCGTATAAATCCTTAAATACTGCGCTTGTGCTCTATTGCTCATTAGCTAATCCCCTGAAAACGACGACCGCCCGCCGTCCTTGAATTACTAAAGACAGAAGCGGAGAAACTAGATAAAGCAGATTGAAGGTCATTAACAGTCACATATTGTTGACCGTTGCTCATCTGCATTACTGGGCCTGTTTTGATGTTGATGTTTGGGCTTCCTCCAGAAACAAAACCACCCTCTGCAAATTTTGGAATAGCTGCCCCGCCTCTCACTCCTGAAAGCCAGTTATTAATAAAGCCTCCAACCTTGTGGCTAGGCAAAATATATTCAGAGCTTTTCCCCTCTCCTACGACTGCTAATTGTGGGCCTTGAACATATCCACCCTCTGCGTAACCCCGAACGCTACCGCCTCTGGAACTTGATCTACTACTACTTGCAGCTTTATTACCTCTTCTGACAATACTTGAAATTCTTTTCCACCATCTTTCAATTCTTCCCGTTATTGAATCAATCATTCTTTTTATTTGGTTTGGTATCCATTCAATCGCGGCTTTAAATGGGGCAATCATTATATCTTTTACTTTTTTCCACCTTGCCCCAAATGCCTCTATAAAACTCCCTCCAGCTTTAACGATATTTTTAAATAAATCAGCGAAACCTTTTCCTATATTTGTCGCTAGTTGTGCAATCTGTTTACCAAGATCGACGAAAATTTCTCTTAAGAATTTAAATTTAACAAAGGCCGCAATCAAACCAACAACCGCCGCGCCTGCCAAAATAAACGGGGCAGCGGGGCCAGTAAATACAGCCGCGACAGTTACACCAAGTATTTTTATCAGTCCTCCAATTTTTGCGAAACCTGCAATAACTGGGCCCATTGAACCAGCCCAACCGCCTAAAAGACCGCCAAGTTTTAAAGCTGCTAAACCTTTCATTGCACCTTGAGTAATTAAAGCCGCTACACCTAAAGCTTTAACCGCAATAACTAAAACCCCGAAACTAACCGCTAATTGCTTTATCGGGCCGGGGATTGCATTAAAGATTTTTGCCAACCCATCCAATAAATGCACCAAAGTTTGAAGAGCTGGTAATAAGGCTTCCATTACTTGTATCGCAACAATCCTAAATTTCTCCCCTAGCTGCGCCATTGAGTCATTAAACGCCGCCATTCTTTCCGCGCTTAATTGTGTAAAGCCTGTTTCTAATCCGTTAATTGCTTCTGATCCTTGATTTAACAACGGGATTAATTTTCTACCTAATCCAGTTCCAAAGATTTCAGCAGCGTTCGCCGCCTTCATTGTTCCCGCTTCCATCCCCTTGAACTTGTCTGTTAATTCTAAAAATGCTGTATCTAGATCTTTTAAATTTCCTTGATTATCAGTAACAGAGAATCCAAGACGGTCAAAAGCATCTTTAGCTGTTCCGATCCCGTCGCTTGCATCTTGCATATTTTTGGCAAGAGTTGGAAACGCTCTTTGCAATGCCTTAAAATCTGTTCCCGCTAATGCCGCCGATTGTCTCAACTTGTCTAATAAAGGAACACTAACGCCTGTAGCTCCTGACATCTTCTCTAGTTGATCGCCTAGCTGTAATACATCACTACCTAACTTTGCAAACGCCGCCACACCTAAGACAGGTAAGAAAGCTTTAACCGCTCCCATTGCTCCTTTAGAAGCATTTTTCAGGCGATCCATTGCGCCTGCTGTTTTCTTTGATTGTCCTGATAACTGATTTAAACCTTTCTGCAATCCTCTTAATTGTTCTTCCCCCTTTACGTTTGCCTTAATTGTTAAGGCTGTGGTCATATCAAGAGCCATTTCTATTTACTACGCTCACTTAGTATTTCTACTACTTTAGCCTCTATTAGCTGCACGTCAGACAAAATCTCCAAAGGATTTTCAACTTTTTCAATATCCATAAGCTTAAATAGCACGTTGTAATCAAGACCAAGTAAAACACCTTGATCTGTTCTCCATTGCGTTTGGATTTTCAAAAAGAAAGTTATTGCTTCTAAAGCTTGCGGGATAATCTCAAAATCATCTGATTGTGTCATTTCATCAGGCAACGTCAAACCAAAGGCGGCGGCATCCTCGGCTAATCCATCTTTTGACGGTGGGCCATTACACCAATACTCTGCCGCCTCTAGGAGTTTTTTGTTTTTGCCTCAACTAACGAATCAAAATAAGATTCAATAATTGCGCTGGCAAGCATTGGAATATCTAAGATTTGCTTTTTAGTCTTGTTAGAGAATGGAACGGGTACGCCTTCACCGTCTTCTATACCTTCCCAACCGACAAGAACTTCATTAGCGATTGATTGGTCAGTGATACCACTAGTGTCCTCTTCCCCCTCTTGGATTGACTTTACGCGCTTTTGTACTAAGACTTGAATTTCATTAATTCGCGTTTGTGGGAGCTGTTTAAACTGAGCATCAAATGACTGCTCTTTCCTTGTGCCGTTTTCTGGTTGGTAAAATGTAACGGGCCAACTATAAGAACTGGAACTTTTTAAAACAAATGACATACGAAAACAATAGCCATACGTAGCCTAAGCAACTTTATTTAATTCGCAAGTTTACATCGTTACTAATTGAACTTCGTCGTTACCAGTTGAGCCGGGTGTAGGTACAAACGGTAGGTTTAACATTTGGACACCGTCGCTGTCTGAATAAGTTGGGTTTCCAATGTCACAGATAGGCATTACTAAACCGATTCTGTTGCCTGCTGTTGTGCCGTGTAAGCAAGAAACAACGCCCGTTGTGTTGTCATTTGCAATCGTGAAATAATCTTTCTGAGCAATGGTAGGGGCCTCTATAACTATTTCCCCCGCTGGTGCGCGGTTTGTAAGAATTACGCTCTTATCAGCTCCTACTAATTCCCTTGATGTGATGTCATTATTCATTTCAACGCTCAGTGCTTGTATAGCTGCTGATGTGTAATCAAGAACGGCTGACGCTGTTGTATTCCCTTGTTTAAAAAGCACTGGAACCGCTTGGTTCGTGTACGTCCCAGACAAAGAGGTGTCTGTGGGACTGTTATATGTCCCTGTCATGTTGAAAGTTATTGTTGGGATCGCATCAGTTGAAAGTGATATAGAAAAACTTCCTCTACAACCTGTGCATAAATGCTGAACACCAGAGTTATTAAACTTAATAGTTGAGCTTTCAAACGACGAACTTACAGGGGCATATTTGTTACCGGCTGATATTGAATAACCTGATGACGAACCTGGCACAAATGTCGCGGTAGATGCCACGACCGTACAGACTTTTGTTGTGCCATTGTACGCGGTGATAAGGCCCGCGTGAGAATTTCCCGTTCCTGATGTAATTTCTATTCTGTGACCTACATAATAACCATCGACCGCACTTGGCCCTGATGCTGCAAGAGTAATACTGTTTGCACTTCCGGCCTGACTGCTACCAGTAACTGCACTTCCTAA